ATGACGACTCTGGTCGAACCCCCGAACGGATGGCGGAACTTCACGCCGACATCCGACGCCGACTGGATGCTGCTCGATCCGCCCGAGAATCTAAGCAGGTGGCTGAGCGAAGCGGCGGTCCAGCGGATCGAGCGCTGCCGGGCGGCCTGGAAGCCGAGGGCGGACCACCAGCGTCCGCCGTCTGACCCCTGGACGACCTGGCTGTTCCTGGGCGGCCGCGGCGCGGGCAAGACCTTCGCGGGCGCATCCTGGATCAAGGAGCAGTCTCGGCATGGCGACGCCCTGGCGCTGGTAGGTCCCACCTTCCACGACGTGCGCGAAGTCATGATCGAAGGGCCTTCGGGCCTCAAGAGCCTGTATCCGGTCGGCGCTCGTCCGCGCTGGGAAGCCACGCGTAAGCGGCTGCTCCTCCCCAACGGCGCCGTCGCCCAGGCCTTCTCGGCCGAGGATCCCGACAGCCTGCGCGGGCCGCAGTTCCACGCCGCCTGGGCCGACGAGTTCTGCGCCTGGCCCCGGCCCGGCGAGACCCTGGCCATGCTGCGCTTCGGCCTGCGCCTGGGGACCGACCCGCGCCTGGTGGTCACCACCACGCCGCGGCCGATCCGCGCCCTGCGCACCCTGATCGCCGAGCCGGGCGCGGCCCAGACCCGGGCCCCGACCCACGCCAACGCCGACCACCTGGCGCCGGCCTTCCTGTCGACCCTGCAGGGCCTCTACGGCGGCACCCGCCTGGCCGCCCAGGAGCTGGACGGCCTGATCGTCGAGGGCGAGGGCGGGCTGTTCCGGGCCGAGGACCTGGCCCGCTGCCGGGGCGCGCCGCCGGCCGCCTTCGAACGCGTGGTCGTGGCCGTCGATCCGCCGGCCACGGCGGGCGGCGACGCCTGCGGCATCGTGGTCTGCGGGCGTCATGACGGCAGGGCCTTCGTGCTCGCGGACCGCACCGCGCGCGGCCTGTCGCCCCACGGCTGGGCCCGCCGCGCGGTCGAGGCCGCCGTGCGCTGGAACGCCGACGCCCTGGTGGCCGAGGCCAACCAGGGCGGCGACATGGTCCGCGCCGTCCTGGCCCAGGCCGGACCGCCGTGCGCGGTCAAGCTGGTCAAGGCCTCGCTCGGCAAGCGGGCCCGGGCCGAACCGGTGGCGGCCCTCTACGAGCAGGGCCGCGTGATCCACTGCGGGGCCTTCCCCGCCCTGGAGGAGGAACTGATGGCCCTCGGCTCCGGCGACCTCGACCACAGCCCGGACCGCGCCGACGCCCTGGTCTGGGCGGTCAGCGAGCTGATGCTGGGGGTGGGGCGGCGGCCGCGGTTGAGGGTGTTGTAGGTCGGGTGACTTGCCCCCTACGGACCGCTTCGCGGTCGTCTTCCCCCAGAGGGGGAAGAGCGCGCCGTGCAGAGGCTCCGCCCCCTATGGGGGCGGACAGGCGGCTATGCCGCCAGGTGGGGGCAAGTGGGTGAGCTGCCCACGAATGGAGAGCAGCGCGCTGTCCACGGAGGCGAGCACCCAACTCGCTGGAATGCGCAGGGTCATGATCCCCTGCCGCGCCAGCCAGCGATCCCGCGCGGCGTCCTTGTCCGGGCGGTCTTCCACATGGTGCATCTGGCCGTCGACCTCCACCGCCAGGCGCGCTGACGCACAGAAGAAGTCGAGGACGTACGGACCAATCGGGTGTTGCCGGCGGAACTTCAGGCCGTCGAGCTGGCCGCGCCGGATCGCGTTCCACAGCATCAATTCAGGCAGCGACATTTCCTTGCGAAGCCGCCGGGCGTTCGTGACCGTTGGTCTAGGCGCAGTCATGCGGCTACCCCTTGCCCCCACCTGACCGCTGCGCGGTCTGTCCGCCCCCACAGGGGGCGGAGCCTCGCGCTGGTCGGACTTCGACAACCCTAACATGTTCCCTATTCGTTCTCAATCGCGAGGCGCCGACATGCCGTTGTTCAAACCCCGCCGTCCGCCGGAGGCCAAGGACTCCCGGGCCGCGCGCCTGATCGCCCTGACTACCGGCGGGCGGCCCAAGTGGACGCCGCGGGACTATGCCGCCCTGGCGTCCGAGGGGTTCGGCAAGAACCCGATCGCCTATCGCTGCGTGCGGATGATCGCCGAGGCCGCCGCCGCCGTGCCGCTGGCCGTGTTCGTCGGCGGCCGGCGGGCCGACGACCATCCGCTGCGCGGGCTGCTGCGGGCCCCCAATCCCGAGCAGGGCGGGGCCGACCTGATGGAGGCGTTCTTCGGCCACCTGCAGGTGGCGGGCAACGGCTATCTCGAGGCGTCGGGCGACGCCGCCCCGACCGAGCTCTACGCCCTGCGGCCCGACCGGATGACCGTGGTCCCGGGACCGCGCGGCTGGCCGCTGGCCTACGACTACCAGGTGGCCGGCCGCACGGCGCGGATCGGCCGCGACGCGTCGGGCTGGCTGCCGGTGCTGCACCTGCGGCTGTTCAACCCCACCGACGACCACTACGGCTTCTCGCCGCTGGAGGCGGCGGCCTTCGCCATCGACGTGCACAACGCCTCGGGAGCCTGGAACAAGGCCCTGCTCGACAATTCCGCCCGGCCGTCCGGGGCCCTGGTCTACGCCAACCGCGAGGCCGGCGACCGGCTGTCGGCCGAGCAGTTCGAGCGGCTGAAGGCCGAGCTCAGCGACGCCCACGCCGGCACGGCCAACGCCGGCCGGCCGCTGCTGCTGGAAGGCGGCCTCGACTGGCGGCCGATGTCGCTGACCCCGGCCGACATGGATTTCATCGCCGGCAAGCACGCCGCCGCCCGCGAGATCGCCCTGGCCTTCGGCACGCCCCCCCAGCTACTCGGTATTCCCGGCGACGCGACCTACGCCAACTACCGCGAGGCCAACGGGGCGTTCTGGCGCCACACCGTGGTCCCGCTGGCCGAGCGGGCGGCGCGGGCCTTGTCGGTCTGGCTTGAACCGAAGTTCCCCGGCGCCCGCATCGCCTGCGACCTGGACGCCGTGCCGGCCCTGTCGGCCGAGCGCGACGCCCTGTGGGCGCGGCTGGAGGGGGCGAGTTTCCTCACCGACGCCGAGCGGCGGCGGCTGGCGGGACTGGAGGGGTAGCTCGCCCCCTTGCCCTCACCTGACCGCTTCGCGGTCTGTCCGCCCCCATAGGGGGCGGAGCCTTCCCGCCAGGCTCTTCCCCCTCTGGGGGAAGACGATCGCGAAGCGATCCGTAGGGGGCAAGTTCCCAGGAGAACCCCATGACATCACCCAACCGCTGGCGGCTCGACCGCCAGGTCTCGGTCGGCCTGCTGATCGCCGTGGCCCTGCAGGCCGCCACCGCCCTGATGTGGGCCGGCCGGGCCAGCGCCCGGATCGACGACCTGCGCCAACGCCTCGACGCCCAGGCCCCGGTCGCCGAGCGCCTGGCCCGCCTGGAAACCCAGGCCGACGCCACCCGCGCCTCGCTGGCCCGGATCGAGAGCAAGCTGGACGGAGCGCGCGATGACTGAAGACGACCTGCCCATCGAAGGCCACGCCTCCCTGTTCTGGACCCGCGACCTCAACGACGACGTCGCCGCCGCCGGGGCCTTCGCCGCCAGCCTGGCCCGCACCGGTCCGGCCGGGGTGAAGATGCTGCACCAGCACGACGACGCCGAGCCCGTGGGCGTCTGGGACGAGATCGCCGAGGACGCGAAGGGCCTCTCCGTGCGCGGCCGCATCCTGCGCACCACGCCGCGCGGCCGCCTGGTCGCCGCCCTGGTCGAGGCCGGGGCGCTGGACGGCCTGTCCATCGGCTTCCGCGCGGTGAAGGCCCGGCCGGACGAGACCGGGCGGTTGCGGGTGCTGACCGAAGTCGAGCTGTGGGAGGTGTCGATCGTCACCTTCCCGATGCTGCCGGGGGCGCGGCTGAAGCGCGCCTGACGAGATCCTCCCCCTCTGGGGGAGGTGGCCCGAAGGGCCGGAGGGGGCCGTGCGCGGTCCCCCTCAGTCGGCTTCGCCGACAGCTCCCCCAGAGGGGGAGCATCCGCTGTTTCAAACCCGGAGACTCCCATGAAGGAAACCAAACAGGCCGCGGCCTCGCCAGAGGCCCGCGCCGCCTTGCACGAGGTGCTGGCGGCGTTCGAGGGCTTCAAGGCCGCCAACGACCGGCGCCTGGCCGCGCTGGAGACCAAGCGCGCCGACGTGCTGCTGGAGGAGAAGGTCGCCCGCATCGACGAGGCCGTCTCCAGCGCCCAGGCGCGGCTGGACCGCGTGCTGGCCGATGCGCGGCGGCCTTCGATTGGCGGTGATGCGCCGCTGGCGCGGGTCGACGAGCGCAAGGCCGCCTTCGACCGCTACATCAAGACCGGCGAGGCGCCCGCCCTGCTGCTGGAGGCCAAGGGCCTGTCCGAAGGCGTGGCCACGGCCGGCGGCTATGTCGCCCCGGCCGAGCTGGAGCGGCAGATCCTGCGCCGCCTGCAGGCGTCCTCGCCGATGCGCGACATCTGCCAGGTGCGCACCATCGGGGCGGGCACGTTCCGCAAGCCGGTCTCGACCGCCGGCCTGGCCGCCAGCTGGGTGGCCGAGACCGCTGCGCGTCCGGAGACAACGGCCCCGACCCTGGACGTGATCGACTTCCCGGCCGGCGAGCTCTACGCCAGCCCGGCCGCCACCCAGGCCCTGCTCGACGACGCCTATGTCGACATCGACGAGTGGCTGGCCGAGGAGGTGCAGGACGCCTTCGCCGCCCAGGAGACCGCGGCCTTCGTCGGCGGCGACGGGGTCAACAAGCCCAAGGGCCTGCTGGCCTATACGGCGGCCGCCGACGCCACGGCGACCTGGGGCCAGCTGGGCTACCTGGCCACCGGCGTGGCGGGCGCCTGGCCGGCCAGCAACCCGACCGACAAGCTGATCGACCTGATCTACGCGGCCAAGACCCAGTACCGCCAGAACGGCCGCTTCGTGATGAACCGCCGCACGGTCAGCGCCGTGCGCAAGTTCAAGGACGCCCAGGGCAACTACATCTGGAACGCGGCCCTGCAGCCGGGCCAGTCGGCCAGCCTGCTGGGCTATCCGGTCACCGAGATCGAGGCCATGCCCGACGTCGCGGCCAACGCCGTCTCCATCGCCTTCGGCGATTTCGAGAAGGGCTATCTGATCGTCGACCGGGCCGGCGTCCGCGTGCTGCGCGACCCCTATTCGGCCAAGCCGCACGTGCTGTTCTACACCACCAAGCGGGTCGGCGGCGGGGTGCAGAACTTCGACGCGATCAAGCTGCTGAAGTTCGCGGCGAGCTGACGTCTCCCTTCTCCCCTTGCGGGAGAAGGTGGCCTGCGAAGCAGGTCGGATGAGGGGTAGAAAACCCTGTCCGGCCTGCTTCCTGCCACCCCACGCGGGCCGACCGACGCCGTGCGACCCCTCATCCGTCAGCTGCGCTGACACCTTCTCCCGCAAGGGGAGAAGGAACGGGATTTTCCAACATGCCCCTTTCCATCACCCTGGCCGAGGCCAAGGGCTTCCTGCGCGTGGCCGACGCCACGGAGGACGCCCTGGTCGGCCTGCTGATCGACGCCGCCGAGGCGCGCGTCGCCGCCGCTACGGGCCTGGCCCTGACGCCGGCCAGCCCCGCGCCGCTGCGCCTGGCCGTGCTGCTGCTGGTCGCCCACGCCTACGAGCACCGCGACGATTCCGAACCGCCGCCCGGCCTGGTCGAGGCCTGGCTGGCCCCGTACCGGGAGGCCCGGCTGTGAGCGCGGGTCCCGACGCGGCCGTCGCCGCCGCCCTGGTCGAGGCCCTGAAGGCCGCGCCCGCCGTCGCCGCCCTGGTCGCCGCCCGCGTCCACGCCGACGCCCCGCGCCATCCGGTCTATCCCTGCGTCAGCCTGAGCCGCCAGGAGAGCCGGCCGTTCGGTCCGGAAGCCGATGCCCTGGAGCACCTGCTGACCGTCACCTGCGCCAGCAAGTTCGGCGGACCCGAGGAGGCCCGCGCCGTCACCTCGGCCGTCCGCGCGGCCCTGCACAACGCGCCGCTCACGGTCGCCGGCCGCCGGCTGGTCACCCTGCGCGTCACCTATGCCGACGTCTTCCGCGCCGCCGACCGCGAGCTGTCGCTGGGGGTGCTGCGGGTGCGGGCGGTGACGGAAACCCTCTAGCGAAAGGACACGCCCATGGCCGCCCAAGCCGGCAAAGACATCCTGCTGAAGATCAGCGACGGCGCCCCGACGCCCGTCTTCACCACCGTGGCCGGCCTGCGGGCCCGCACGATCAGCCTCAACGCCCAGACCATCGACGCCACCGACGGCGACAGCGCCGGCCGCTGGCGCGAGCTGCTGGCCGGGTCGGGCGTGCGCTCGGTCGCCGTCTCCGGCTCGGGCGTGTTCCGCGACGCGGCCTCAGACGCGGCGGTGCGCGACAGCTTCTTCGCCCAGACCGCCCGCACCTGGCGCCTGGTGATCCCCGACTTCGTGCAGCTGGAGGGGCCGTTCCTTGTGGCGGCCCTGGAATATGCCGGCGACCACGACGGCGAGGCCGCCTTCGCCCTGTCCCTGGCCTCGGCCGGGCCGGTGACGTTCACGGCGATCTAGCCTTTGAGTTCCGCTCATCCCGGCATTCGCCGGGATGAGCGGAGGATAGGGTTCATGAAAAGGTATTCCCATGCCCACCCCCAACCCCGCCCGCGGCGAGGTCGTCGCGCCGCTGGCCGGCGCGCCCCGCCGCCTGTGCCTGACCCTGGGCGCCCTGGCCCGCATCGAAACCGCGCTGGGCCTGGACGACTGGAGCGCCTTGCCCGAACGCTTCGGCCGACTGTCGGCGAGCGAGCTGCTGGCCGTGCTGGCCGCTCTGCTGGACGGCGGCGGCGAGGATCCGGCGGTGCTGGACGCCGCGCCGGTGTCGATTCCGGAGGCCGTCGCGGCCGTGGCCGCCGCCCTGGCGGCCTGCGCATGAACGCCCGCTGGCGCGCGGCCCTGAGCCTGGCGAACCAGCAACTGGCCCTTTCGCCCGAGGCCTTCTGGCGCCTGTCCCTGGCCGAGTGGCGGGCCCTGACCGAGGCGCCGGCCGCCCCGGTCCTGGGCCGCGCGGCCCTGGACGCCCTGATCGCCCGCTTTCCCGACGAGGAGCAACGATGAGCGACTTCGACTCTTTGCAGGGGTCGGGAGGCGGCCTCGACGCCGTCCCCGCCCGCGCCGCCGAGGCCGCCGCGGCCCTGGCCGCCCTGCGCGCCCCGGCCGAGCAGGCCGCCCGGGCCATCGACGAGTCCTTCGCCAAGGCCGGGACGAGCCTGGCCCGCTCGCTGGCCCACGCGGCCGCCGACGGCAAGGTCAGCCTGTCCGAGCTGGCGCGGGCCGTGCTGGACGCGGTGTCCAGCGGATCGGGCGGGGGCGGCGGCCTGGTCAAGGCCCTGGCCGGGGCGGTCGGCTCGGCCTTCTCCGGCGCGCGGGCCGACGGCGGACCGGTCGCGGCCGGCGGCGCCTATCTGGTCGGCGAGCGCGGCCCCGAACTGTTCCGTCCCACGGGCGCCGGCGCGGTCGAGCCCCTGGAGGGCGGCGGCGCGGTCAATGTGACGATCAACGTCCAGGGCGGCGACGCGGCCGGCCTGGCCCGCTCCGACGCCCAGCTGGCCCAGGCCCTGGCGAGGGCGGTGAGTCTCGGGGCGCGGCGGCTCTAG